CCATATTATGGATGAGGTGGCCGAGGTTTTGGATGAGGCCAGGTTTTATCAAGACACAATACTTAATCGGGTGCGCGGTCCTAAAGTCAGCGTTTCCCGTGTTGCCCTCATGCACATGATTCCGCTTATCATGTCCGGAGACCGTACCGGACGGAAATTTTGGGTGGACGTGTGCGCGGGTAAGCAAATAAGCTCCATTGATGGCGTAGGCCACGCCCTGGACGTACTCAAGCGCAGCGGGAAAAAGGGCGGTGGTGCTTATGCCCATGACGATGCCATGACAACGCAGCTCCGGCTCGAGTCGTGCTTGGGTGCGTATCGAAGACGTGAGGAGCTCAATTTTGTCCGGACAACACAGTTTGATTTACACAAACGTTGTCTTGAGGCCGGCATCCCAACCGTATCGGAATGGATTGATTCGTACCGGACCGCCAAGAAGGTGGCCAACGGGTCCGAGTCCACCATCCGCTGGAGTGTTGATAAGCGCGGATTTATTTCCGCGTAGGAACCAAACCCATCCGAGAGGATAACAAAAAGGGCCTGGGGAGGCTACCAACCATTCCCCAGGCCCTAATTTGCACACATGGAGGTAGGAATACCTCCGCAAAAGCCGAGGGTTCCTTCATGGCGAATAGCTACCTCATACCGGCATTTGAGAGTCAATGTCGGTCCCACACACACAAGTTTGTGTTGGTTTCCCTCGCGGACCAGGCATCCGCAGACGGGGAGTGTTGGCCCAGCATCCGGTATATCTCCGAGCGGTGCCAGTTAAGCCGGAGGCACGTCCAGCGGATATTGTCCGACCTCGAGGAGGATGGAATGATTACGCGCAACATGAATGCCCAGCAAAACGGAGTCAACCTATACAAGATCACCGGGGTTGAACCAGTCGAGGGCAAGCGGTTTCAAAAGCTAAGGGGTGAACCCCACGACACCGTGACACCGGAGTCACCCCATGACACCCAAGTCACCCCCCCTACGACACCGGAGTCACCCCCCCCACGACATGGGAGTCACCCCCCCCATGACACCCAGGTCACCCCCCCCATGACACGGGAGTCACCCAAACCATCATATAACCACCATAAGAACCATCAAGAGAAACATATACGCGCTCGCTCAAAGTTTGCTAACGCAGAGACTCAAAAGGAGGTGGCACGGGAGCAATGGTATAAGTACACCAACAAAGCCATCCGCGTTTACCTCGAGGTGTTCAAGCGACCCATCAATGATTACGAGTCGCAAATCCTTACCCGGCACGTAACGGGTGACATGGAGGCCTGGAGACACACTTGCCAGGTGTGGCACGAGAACGACCACAACCCAACCAACATTCCGGACCTCATCAAGAAATACAAGTCCACGCTCGAGCTGGAGGGCAATGAGATTGAGCGGGCCACCAACCTTCCCCAGGGCGTAAAGCTCAACCTGGAGCGGATGAAGAAGGAGGGGACCATATCCGAGCGCGGCATCAAAAAGGTTTTGGCCGGAGAGCTCACCATTAAGAGCAACCCGCAAGGTTATCTCAAACTCGTGGAGGTGAAGAAGTGAACGGAATAGATGCACACGAGCTCGAGGCCGTGGCCCAGCGGCTCACCGGGCACACCCTCCAGGAATGGGACAGAGCGCATGACCATAAGCGCAACCAGGCCCTCGAGTGGATTTACAAGCGGAGGCTCATTTTCCCGTCCGAGTTTGTCAAACTGGTGGACCGGGCCGACATCGAGCCGGATGACTTTTTGCTGATTCTCACACCGGTCCAGGTGGTGCAGCAATACCGGAGATACGAGCCGGACTATGATGATGAGACCGGAAAAACGGTCCAGTCCTTGATTATGTACGCCCACCGGTTACAAATTACCGAGGTGGAACCAAACGTATACAGCCTATGAACACAGAGGGCATGACAGCCAGGCAACACGCAACCATCCTGGCCGAGTATTTGGGAGAGGGCAAGACCGTGAAGGAGTTTTGCGAGGATTACAAGGTGGCTCCGAGGTACGCATCGGGAGTCATCCTCCGATTTAAGATTCAGCACAAGTTCGGGCGGTCTCGGAGATACACGGAGCGCATGGTGCAGCAATGGATCTCGCTTTATAACCGGGGAGTCTCGCTACAGCAAATCGCCCGAAGGATGGGTACCACCACAGCCATTGTAAGCGGATTCCTCCAGGCCTATGAGGTGCATGAGTACCGGCAGCGGTTGTCATCCCCTGATGTACAGTTAGACCTACAGGTGTACAAATCAGCATCCAGGGAAGCGGCCGATTACTGGATTAAGCGGTCTCCCAAATTTTACAAGTATTGGAAAAAGGAAATAGAGGAAATAGAACGTGAAGCAAGAGGAGCACAGATTGCAGGTGCAAATGGTTAAGTATTACCGGTACACGTGTGAGCCGAATGAGGAGTGGCAGCTCTTTGCTATTCCCAACGGAGGTGTACGCGATAAGGTGACCGGTGCAAAGCTCAAGGCCGAGGGAGTCAAGGCCGGAGTATCGGATTTGTTTTTGGCCAGGCCAACGGGTCACACGGACCGCAACATTCATGGATGGTTTGTTGAGGTCAAGGTTGGCAAGAATAAACTCACCATGAGCCAACGGAAATTCGGGGAGGAGATGATGGCCGCTGGATACGGATTTGTTGTGATGAGAGACCTGGATTCCTGGATGCGGTTCTTACTAATGCTCACCCAGTCACAAGAGGAAACACCATGCGAAGCCGACTTAATCCACAACCTATTTCAAGAAGAGAGCGAGCGGAAGCGTTCGTCATATTCCTATTCCTAATCCCGCTCTTACTCATCATCCTATTCACGGGATGGATTGACCACCGTTGAACAAACCTTTACTTGGGTGAGGGCGTAACTTCAGCGAGCTCACCCAGGTAAACGGTAACGGACATGGCAACGACCAAGGCATTACGGCAAGAGAACAAAAAGGAGCTCATGCTCCAGGCCCTCAAGAAGACCATGGGCAATGTCTCGGAGGCTTGCAAGATGATTAACATCACCCGGCCTACTCACTATAACTGGATGAAGTCGGATGAGGCCTACCGGATGGAGGTGATGAACGTGGATGAGGAGATTGTCGATTTCGTAGAGTCCGCGTTGTACAAAAAGATTGCCCAGGGCGAGACGGTCCCAATAATCTTTTTCCTCAAGTCAAAGGGCAAACACCGCGGGTGGATAGAGCGGCAAGAGACCGAGAACATCGGAGAGCCGCAGATTGTCCACGTGGTATACGAGGACGTGTTCGACGATGAAGAGGACAATTAAGCTCAAGCTACCCAGGCCGCACAAAGCACAACGCCAGGTCCTCAATGAAGCCAAACGATTCAACGTGTTGGCGTGTGGTAGGCGGTGGGGCAAAACCACGCTCGGCCTGGACATCATCATCCGGTCCGCCCTGGCCGGACACCCGGTGGCCTGGTTCGCTCCCCATTATAAATCCTTACTTGACGTATGGCGGCAAGCCACCCTCACCCTGGGTCCGCTCATCACAAAGAAGAACGCAAGCGAGCGGAGGATTGAGCTCATCAATGGTGGGGTCATAGAGTTTTGGTCACTCGAGGATGTCGACGTGGCCAGGGGCCGCAAATACAAAGCGGTGGTGATCGACGAGGCCGCAATGATCAGACACCTCAAGGATGCATGGACCGCGGCCATACGGCCCACCCTGGCCGACCTCGAGGGCCGGGCCTGGTTTCTATCTACACCCAAGGGGAGAAACTTCTTTTGGCAGCTATACCGGAAGGAGGGCGCGGAATGGATGCGGTGGCAAATGTCCACGTTCTCCAACCCGGTAATCAATCCGGATGAGATCGGAGCCATGAAGGAGGATTTACCGGAGCGAATCTACCTCCAGGAAATCGAGGCTCAGTTTGTCGAGGACGGCGGTGGCGTATTTCGCAAGGTGCGGGAAGCGGTCCGGGAGGGCCTGGGGCCGATGCCGGAGTCGCACATTGTCATTGGGGTGGATTGGGGCAAGCTCAACGACTTCACCGTGTTCACCGTGTTCGATGCGGCACAAGGAGCGGTTCTATCCATCGACCGGTCCAACAAGGTGGATTACCACGTCCAGGTGCAGCGGCTCAAGGCCTTGTGCGAGAAGTGGAAGCCGCGGGTAATTGTGGCCGAGTCAAACAGCATGGGAGAGCCCATCATTGAGCAATTACGGAGAGACGGTTTACCGGTCCGGCCATTCCTCACCACGGCATCATCAAAAGCGGAGGCCATTGAATCGTTATCTTTGGCGTTTGAACAAGGCTCCATCCATATTCCAAATGATTACACGCTCATCCAAGAGCTCGAAGCGTACGAAATGGAACGGTTACCATCGGGAAACATTCGATATAACGCACCATCGGGTCTGCATGATGACATGGTAATGAGTTTGGCCCTCGCATTTACACAAACGGCAACCCGTAGGTCATGGCTCTTCAACTAATAAGCCCAACAAAAGGAATAAAGAATTTCCGGGCCGATTCTTTAATTGCCGAGATGCTTTATGGCCAGGAAACGGACGCAAAGCATTTAACGATTGTTGAGGCTTACCGGGTCAATGGATTCCTTCGGGCTTGTGTGGACATGAGAGCCGCGGCCATTGGAGGCATCCCGTTTACGGTCGTGAATGCGGCCAACCCGGAGGACATCCGTTACGACTCGGATGCGGACTACGATTTCCCGGATGAGCTCGGATTCATGACCGGGTGGAGCGATTTGATATTCAAGACCGAGGCATCACTCATCCTGGTGGGCTCGGCCTTTTGGCTCAAGGTGTACGACAACGGCAACCTGGTGGGGCTCCAATGGATGTCACCCAACACCATTCAGCCATTGTATGACCAGGCCGGCAAGGTGTACGCGTATAAGCGGACCGTGAACGGACGGGAGGTCACCCTGGACGTGGAGGACGTGGTGGCCATTTACCAGCAAGACCCATTAACGGAGATCGGGCCTGGGTCCTCCATCGGTTATGCAGCTCGGACCGGTGCGGATGTCCTCCATTCACTCCAAACCTATTTGGAGTCAACGCTCGACAACGGGCTACTCAAGGCCACGCTC